CATTGCCGAGCAAATTCCCTAAAGTGCCGAGCAGATTGCCAGCACCCCCGCAACTGCCCCCATTCATTCCCGAACGAATGGCGGCCGCGGCTATTTCCGACAACACAGACAAGGCCACGCGGCGCAAATCGTCAAAGCCAAATTTACCACGTTGAATGGCGCTGGTCAGCCCGCGTTCGAGCGCCGATCCGGCGCGTTCCAACCCGTCGGCAAATGGCCCGTCGAGTTCGGCGCGCATCGTGGCCACGTCGCGCGCAAAGGCGCGGGTATCGGCACGCACCGACACCACCAGCCGGTCAATTTCTTCATCCATCATGTCTCTCCGCTTGGGCTATCTGGAAACCGCGCCATCAATTGGTGTAGCGCATCCGCGCTGGGCGGCGTTGCCCCGTCGCCCGCAAGCACCTGCAATATGCCCAGCAGTTCGGCGGGTGTAGCGTTCCAGAAATCATCGGGCCGCCAGCCCAAAATCACGGCCGTGCGCGCCGCCAATTGGGCCGCAACATCGGCAAAGCTCATCGCCCGCTCAATATCTGACCCAGCAGGATTTTCAGCGCTGGCGTCATCGCCGAAAGCCCGGCCTTGGCCGCGCTCTCGCTGAACATGGCACGCGTCATTTTGGCGTCAGTTGCATGACGGCAATGCCAGAATAAACCGACCATTTCGGAAAGCTTCATCTCGCCCGCCGCCGCGCGCTCAACCAGCGCAAATAACGGTCCCAGCTCATCCTCTGCTGCGACCAATGCGGCAAAGCTTGGGCGCAAAACAACCGCCCCGCTGTCGAGCAATAAAGAGGCCTCGCCGCGCGCCTGATTGGCGGACCGCGTCATAAGGACGTCACCATTCCGCTGCTTTCCAATGCCAGCGTGTAGGACCGCTCCCCATTGAAATCGCCCGCATAATCGAGCCGCGCGACCAGGAATTTGCCGCGCAATCGCTCACCGCTTTCAAAGCTTAATTCATAATCATCCAACTGCCCCGAAAAGGCGTTGTTCTTAATCCGGGCCTCCGCCAGCGAGCCTGTAAACACCCCCGCCCCTGACACCGACACCGACCGCACACCCGCGCCCGACAGCAGCTCACGCCATGCGCCGCTGCCCTTATGGGTGATGACCACGGGGTCGCCATTGATCGACATTTGCGTGGTGCGCAGGCCCGCGACCGTTGCGTATACGGGCGTCGCTGCGCCATCACCAACCTTCAACAGGAAGGCGCTTCCTCTTTCTACTGGCATTTGCTCCTATCCTTTCGAGAATGTCCGCGCATCGGCGGAGAAAATATTGCTTGAGTTAGACCGCGAGTAACCGGACGCGGTGCTCAACCAGCCCCGCCCATGGCCCCGCCGGATCGCGCACGATCATCGATCGCAGGAAGACCACAGTCGCAATTCGCCAGCCCGATAAGTCGCGCGGGATCGCCAATAAGGCGTCGTCGACATGGCCCATCAGGTCCGCCAGCCGCGTCGCAGCCTCGCCATCATCCCACACGGTAAACGCCAGACGGATTTCACGGCCCTGTTGCGTTTTCGTGCTCCAGTCGCTCGTGACCCCGTCGGTGACCGCGACATAAGGAAAGGCGGCGCGGGGCGGCGGGCCGTCATAAATGCCCGTCAATTGCGCCGCCAACACCGGATGCGCCGATAGCGCCGCCACAGCCGCGGCTTGCACGGCTTGCACTGCATCACTCATCGTCCGAAACTCCGTAATTGCACATCGTCCAGCATCCGACGGCGCAGGTTTTTGCCCACTAAAGTCACGCCGTCCGCACGGCGTTCGGCCCGCACGCCTCGCGGCAAGGGGGTTGCCATCAACTGGTCGGTTACTTGCTGCACATACGCCGCGCCCAAGGCGTCGGCTTTGACGGTCAGGCGTTCGGTTTTCATCGCACTTCTTCGCAGGTCAGATGCATCTGCGCGGGCGTTTGCGGATCGCTGAGCGCCGCGCGCACTGCGAGATATTTGCCCCGCCATGTGAGCCTTGTGCCAAGGCCCACGCCTTCGCGTTTGCGGATTGTTACCCGCCAACGCGGCATGGCAGACAGCGCATCGGCGCGTGTCAGGTCGGCGGGCATGAGCGGCGATACGGCGGCCCAAGCCTGCCCATCATAACGATAATTGCCCACCGCCCCTGCACGGCTGTCGCGCGTGCTGAGCCGTGTTTCGATGACGATATGTTCGCGCAGCGTGCCTGCAAATTCGCTGCTCATGCCAATTGCACCCGGCGGAACGGCAGCAATAACGCCAGTGCGGCGGCAGGTGGCCCCGCATCATCACTCGCGTCGCGATTGTTGTAGAAATATGCCGTCAGCCGCAACAAGCCAAGCCGAAGCGATTCCGGCAGGCTAGCCCAATTCGCCGATAGGCCCACGCTCAGCGATACCTCCGCACGCCCGGCACTGCCCGGTTGTAGCACCCGGAAATAGGCTTCGCCGCGGGAGCTGATCTTTGCCTCCCATGCGGACGCGGCCAAGGCAAAACTGGCGCCCTCGGCCGGAATGCCTGTCACGCTCACGACCGATTGCACGGGCATCGCCTGCAATATTTGCCAGCCTGATCCTGTTGTGACGATATCCTTGGCGCCACGGCGGATCAGTATCTGCCGCGTAAACTGCTCGGCATGTTCAACCGCGGCGGTGGCGCAAGCGGCGAGCATATTGTCATCGGTGCCCGCATCGACACGCACATAGGCCCGCACCTCGGCCAGCATGACGCTGTCGAGGCCGAGCGGATCAAGGCTCAACATCGGATATTCCTTTGAATTTGGGGACACGCAAAACATTGGCTGCGCGTTGTTAGCCATATTGGCGCTTTATTTAGTCAGTTTATAACCAAAAAGCCCCTGCCCCCTTATCATGCGGGCAGAGGCCAAAATGCTTAGGTCAAGGAAAAGCGCATCAACTTAATCGCCGCCGAGTTAATCAGCGCGCCCCCAATGCGTTTGGTTGCGTAGAAATGGACATAAGGCTTGTTCGAATACGGATCGCGCAAGATATTGGTCTCGCTCCGTTCGGCAATCAAATAGCCCGCTTTAAAATTACCAAAGGCAATCGACAGGCTGTTCGCCGATATGTCGGGCATGTCTTCGGCCTCAATGACCGGATAGCCCATCAACATATCCGGCTGTCCGGCGGCAAGGCTCGGTTGCCAGATGAATGCACCATCCGCCGTTTTGAACCGGCGAATAATCGACAAGGTCGATGCATTCATCACCCAGCTTGCACCTTGGCGATAAGGCGCGCGGACCGCGTGCACCAGCTCCACCAACTTATCTTGCGGGTTGGTCGGGGCAAAGCCGCCCGCCACCCCCGTCGGCACATATTGCAACGTGCCAAAGGGCCGCGTCGCATCATTTGTGTTGGCAACCGGCGCGGTCAGAAATCCGCGCGGGCGGTTGATGCCATTACCATTGATGAAGGCTGCACCTTCGGCTTTGGCAAATTCGGATGCAATTTCATCCGCCAGCCAGGCCTCCACATCAAATGCCGCATCATCCAACATCGCCTGCGTCGCGGCCGGATTGGCATAAAGGTCGCCAAAGCTCGGCACGATTTCATTGAAGGTCGGTGTCCCCGTTTCCGGACGCGTCGCCGTCTCTGCGGCCCAACCCGATGTCACGCCATTTTGCGTCACCAGCTTGCGATAACCGGCTGACCCCACACGCACCACGCTCGAAATCGCGCGAATGGGGGAGATGGATTTCAACACGCTGTCGATAACCTCATCAATTTCGCGCGGCACGGCAAAGCCGCCATCAGCAGCCACATTGCCCGCAAAGCTTTTCAGTTCGACCTCACGACCAAGACGCAGAAAACCGTCAACAAAGGCCGCGCGTGCAGGATCGGCAATAGTCGCGCCCGAAAGCGGCGGACGCACTACGGCCGGCGCAATCGCCACCGCATCAAATGCCGCCTCAAGCGGGTCGGCTTTCACTTCATAATCCATCTGTTTCTCCTTGGATGAATCCGCCGCCCGCTTGCGGGAGGGGGGATGTCTTGAGCACCCGCGCAAGCGGCTGCATGGGGTG